GTTTCCCAGTCACGATCAGATCACCTGTCAAATCATCAATTAGTAAATCTGTCATTAGTTACTCTTATTATTGCTGCTGCCACCTGTAATAGTCCCATCAACAATTACATCTGCGGGATTAGAAACTCCACCACTAGCCGATATTAAGAAAGTCCCCATAGGGATTGTCACTTGAACAGGATCGCCTTCCCTAGCGATAAACTCTCCATTATCTCCTAAATGGATCTCCCCATTCTCTTTTAACATCACCTTGGTTTCATTCGACTCCCCGATATTACTGGCAATGATTAAGTCAACGTCTGAGTCGTCTAATTGCTTTCCGGGTGATAATGGGAAGGGGTACACTCCGGGGATAGCAACAGCATCTTGTAAATTGTTTCTACGAGTGTCTCTAGGATCTACTCGTTTACCAGTTGTAGAGGATAACCAAGCATCCATAGACTTTAGGCTTACAACTAATAAAACCGTATCCCCCGACTTAAGCGGAAAGGATATGGTTGATTTCTTACCTCCCGGCATCTGTACCGGAACATTCGGAATAATTGGGAAAGGCTCAGTAGTATCATCGTCTAATAAACGATTTAAGACAGGTTGGACATCTGCCTTCCTGTCTTCACTGTCATACTTCTCGATGATGGCTGGCATACAGATATTAACCTGTAAAAGCCTTGAGATAATCGCTGAGTCGATAAGTTCTTTTAACGTAGGTGTATCACTCATTATCCTGCTATAATCTCGCCTTCTGCTGAAGTAGTCCAATCTTGGCCTCTGAATGAGCCTCGATGATTCACCTTAGTGATTCTGACTACCGTACCTTCCGGGTAAAACTTCGAGATTACCCTCACTCTCCTACCAATCTGGATTAAAGGATTAAGTAATGTCTGGAACCTAATCCCGTTCTGGTTCTTCTTTTTCTTCCTGCCAAGCTTCTGTGAAGTCGGACTTGGTGTCCCGATAAGACCAGTTTCCTTCCTTACTGGGATCTCAACTTCTAATCTAGTCCCATCCTTAGGTAAAACAATTAACGAACCTGCCTGTATGGACCACTCCAAGCCGCTGAGTCCGGTAATATCATCTAGGACTGCCCTAGCCTGCCCTGAGGCCGGATATCCTCGTGGGAACGTCTTAGAGAGCCCCTGTCCGGTTCCTAGGCCTGTATTAGATAGGGTTCCTATTGCTACGCCCATTCTCTTAGCTAGATCTCTGATAATACTATCTACAGAGCTGTTAGCAGCATAGGTTTTAACTACCCTTGTGTCCTTTAGAGGCACATAACCATCACCGATAGTGATGTTGGTAATAATATCTGGTCCTTGTTGCACATGGAAGAAAGATGATATCTGTCCAATATACAGTTCAGTCACACCTTGATTCAGGTAACCTACACTAAGTGATAAGTTACCCTCAGTGTCAATTCTATCCCTGTTAAACTCACTTAGGTTGTAAATTTTAATAACAGAGCCATTTGGGTCCGATGAAGAGGTTAATTCAATAGAGAACTCAACCTGTAGCTCTGAAATTTGTAGAGCATCGCCATCAATGGTGTCTATTCTTAAATCATATATCCTATTAAACTGCGAAGCCATTCTCTACTTCATCCTCTGTGATATACACTAGCGCAACATCCCCGTCAAAGAGGGAATCTCTGCCGGGCCTAGCATCAGAGTTAACGGCATCTACAAAAAGAATACCCGGTGGCATTCTAGAGTCAGCCCAGCGTGAGCTTAAATTAACTAAAGGCAGAATTTTCTGCCCTCTTACGATTCCTGTACCATCCTGCTCATCGATATCTAAATACCAAGCCTCTTCTCTGGTATTCCAACGTAGCACGATAGAGTAAGTGGTTCCGTCCAAGTCGATAAGCTGGGAGTAAAAAGGAGCGTTCTGTGTCGGTAATGTTACTGGCATTAGATTTCCTATTACTGAGGAAGAAGCTCAGTATCTATCCCTGTGATTCTAGCAAACCTCTCTAACTGACTACCATCATCAGTGGGTCGGGTTCCTTGCTTCCCATATTCATTCTGGGTTGCTGCTTCGTCTGCTACTTCCTCTTGCACTTCTACCAATGACACGGTAGCTGCTTGGTTAACTACTTGGATCTGCTCGAGCTCAACAGTGAACTCAAATGTTCTATTACTTTTGGTGCTGTTACGACTTGATTTGACATTTCGAATAACAACATTCTCAATATCACCAATACTAGTTCTAAGGGTTAGTAACTCCCTATTATCCCTAATCTCCTCAATAACTAAACGTGCATTAGCAGCAACGTCCCTCTCAAAGGGTGTGGTGATATCAATATCTATGTTTGGGAGGATATTGCCATCAGCGTCTCTGGGGTTATCAATAAACTGTTCGATGAATCCTAGGTTATTAATAACAGTTCTTAGAGTGCTGAAGGTAGTTACCTCAAGTTGGATATCCTGAGACTGGTTCGTAAAGCTGGCATCAGAAATAATCACACCTGCTGTTATCATCTTATTCTTCAAGATAATATGGTCAGATACTTGGCTACCATCTTCTACCGGGTGAGCTGTTACCTGAGTCGGCATCATTTTGGACTCTTCCGGCATAACCTCCATAAGAAAAACACCCTTACCATCTGGTCTGATAAGGATGCCTTCAACTACCTGATCTGTAACTTCATCAACTAATCTTGTTACAGCTACCATCTATTCACCTTCTACGATACTCTGCTTAGCTTCTCTAAACTTCTCGTCCATAACTTCCCCAACTATTCTACCCACTTCTTCTGGGTCTCCTGAGTTGGAAGCATCGATTTCCACATTAAATACTGCTGGAGCGCCTTCTTGGAATATTCTATCTCTTGCCTCTGCAAAATTTCGAGCAAATCCAGCAAAAGAGCTGTCTCCCGGTTGTCCAGAGCCCTCAATTTGGAATGGAGCAACAAACTTAGCTGAAGCTTCACCTAGAGCCCCTGCAATGGACTTAGCACTCAAGCCTGCTGCTAAAGTTCCGGTTGCTGCATCACCTATGAAATCGTCTCTAGCTTGAAGCTTTTGCAAAAAGGATGATTTACCCTGTAAGGCTCTCATCACATCCTCGATACCTAATAAGACAGCACCGATTGCAAGTAGAGGAGCTAGTGCTTTAAGCACTGATTTACCTAATGTAGTGAATGCTGCTGATAGGAGTAGAACACCGCCTGCTGCTAATTGAAAGAACAGTGGAGCTTCCTTCACAGCTACCATGATCTCGCTTAAAATAATAAATAAAGCTTTAACTGGTCGGAAAGCTGCTTTGAAAGCTTTACCAAGCATTCTAGCTACTTCAACAGAACCTTCCATGACTTTAGCAGCATCACGGAAAACTTCGCTCATTACATCTTGGAATCCACCTCGAGCAAAGGCAACTCGAATATCAGTGAACGCATTAAACATTCTCTGCATTTGAGCAGCATTAGACTCGATAGCATCATCAAGAGCACCACCGATTCTAGCAGTCTTTCTTAACTCTCTAGCGAAGTTTGGTAGGGTATCTTTAGCTAGTACCTCACCTCTCTCCAACATGTCAAACAACTGTTCAGTTGAGACACCCATGGAGTTGGCAAAAATACCAATAGCACCCGGTAATCTTTCACCTAACTGACCTTTCAATTCCTCAGACTGGATTGTCCCTTTAGACATCATCTGGGTAATAGCTCTTAAAACACCATCAGTATCGTCAGCGCTTAGGTTAAGTACCCTAGCCGATTCTGCTACACCAAGGAAAATCTCCCTAGTTGTGTCCATGTTAATGCCAACAGCTCTACCAGAAGCAAGCATGTTGGTGAAACCTCGAGCAGAGTTTAGGAAGTTAATTCCTAGTCTGTCAGTCTCTTCCCTTAGGAACTTCATCTGTTGTCGTCCATCTTGAACAGATCCAGATGCAGCTGTCAAGGCATTCTCAATACCAGTTACAGCTTGTTCCGTTTGAACTAAATTCTTTATCCCGAATCCAAGTCCCAAGCCGGGAACTATAGAACGAGCAAAACCTCCAGCACCAAGTCCGGCACCGAAGGCTGTAGGAGCTAGGCTTCCACCTGCTGCTCCTGTCCCACCACCTCCAACCCCAGAGGTACTGGTTCTAATATTAATTCTTGCATTTCGCTTAGCTTCCCTCAGAGACCTGTTAAGCTGGTCTACCCTTGCTCTAGCGTTAACAATACCCCTAGCGTCAGTATTTAGCTTGAGGGATGCTCTGGTAGTCTTCTTAACATTTTTGAGGGTCTTATCAAGGACTTTAACTCGGGTAATGAAGTTATTAAGCTCTTTGATGTCTCCCTTGACACCAATCTTAGCAAAAAAATCTGCAATCTTAAAAGCTTTAGCCATTTACCGAATTCCTAAGTAAAAAAGGGGATGACTTATTTGTTTGCATCCCCTTCATTAATCCTTTTCTCTCCATCCTTCTGAAGCGCTGCCTTGATATCCAGCATTTCATAAAAGTCCCAAGCATCCTCTACAGTGTAGTAGGTTTCTAGCTCTCTAAGTGTCGCGTATCGGGACTCTACTATTCTCCATAACAGTGGATCTAATTGGGATTCCTTATCAATCTTCCGTACTACTGGGCTAGTGCCGGAAGCAGACTTTTTAGTGGAGAGTCTGAATCTCCGTCTCCCAAAAAAAGGGAGCCATAGTTGAGTTTTAAAATCTCTTTCATTAAGCCAAATACAAGGTCGTAACGGTTAATAAACTCTAAATCGAACTTGATAGACTCATTGGTCTCAGCGTTGGATACGTGATTTTCGATAATCTCTACAACAAACTTCTCGAAATCATTATCATCCATCCCTTTGATAAGTAGTTCTACCGCTTCAGAAAAGCTACCTGTATTTAGCTCATCATCTTCAGCATCACCTTCAAAGGCCTTAGCAAGGGCGGGACCCACAATAGATTTTAACTTATTGAGGTAATTCAGCCCTTTACGAGCTGGGAAGGGTACTATAAAGTATTCTTTATCAATTACTTTTACTTTATTTTTTTCAATCATTGCTTGGACTTCCTATTTTTAAATGCTTGGGATAAAAAAGCCCTCCCGAAAGAGGGCCAGCCCAAGCAAGGCTTAACTGTTACTTCCTAC